ATTTTAAATGGAAGAGAAGCCGATGAATGAACAATCTGCGCCTGGATTGATCTAGCAGACATCCCAAAATCAATTCTTGATTGAAACGGTGCTTGATACATGGTTCTCGTGGAAACAATGCTTGCTCCGTAGTCCTGACGAAGATTGATTTCGATTGGAGATGTGACCCCTGAGACTGGATCAACATTCAAATAAAACCTGCGGAACATTCTTTGCGTAGTCTGACCAGTCTGGGTGATGTACCGGCTAGAGATCGAGCAAGTGATTCCTCCACCGACATCCGAGTAAAGGCTTGCGGAGTAATAACCGATTTGACCTGTATACCCACCGAAGAAAGGAGTTCGAGTCGTGTAGGCACGCTTCGCCAGGACAAGAGAAGAAATGTCCACGCCTTTGTAAGTGGTCCATGCCTCAATCAGGTAATCATAAACGACTACGCAATTATTTACTGTTGACCCGTTGATTGGAATTGCAAACCAAAGTTCGTTTAGATCCCTGAAGTGTACCGCTATAGCATTGTCTCTCGCTGCAGAGACATTCATTGATTGGAAAACGGATTCCACTTTGTTTGAAATTATTTTTACACTTGCGCCGTTGTATTCGACGATTCCTTTTGTATCCAAGAACCAAAGGAAGTCTTCAAATGTGACAATTGCGCGGTTAGACAAGCATCCGTATTGATCGCTGATTTCAGACAAAAGGAAGTTGCTAGGATCTTCTCCGGATACCTTGTGAAATGATCTTTCCTTGGTCGCGACAATCGTACCATTATAGCTTTTTAGCCCTGTAATTCGGTCGCCGTCATTAGTTCTAAACTCCGCGCTATAATTTGGATCAACAGCTTCAGGTTCTCCGATTTGGCTCCATGCAACTGTTGAAGGAGCGGTTGTGAATCCAGCCATAAATAGCTGGTTATTGAAAATCTCGAGATATTTAGGAACCAAGGTAAAATTTACAGCCGATGATTCTTCTCGGGTTGTTAAAGCATAGCCAATGTCATCAAACGTAGCCGATCCCGCCACGGCTTGAGTGGTTCCGACAGGTGCCGCGCCGCCCGTAGAGCGATAGAATGCAAGGGCGCTTACCCCATATCCAGCTGGAGTCGTTAGGCCATAGAATCTGATCGTATTCGCGGCCGCAGATCCAGCCACGGTAATTGTGATACCATCCGCCGCAGGACCGAAATAACCTCTGTCATTTAAATAGGCGTAGGTAACAAAGAAAGTCGTCGTAACACCAGCAGCGAGGCTTCCTCCGGCTACAAGCGTAACTCCCCACCCAGAGACAGGAGCGGGAAGACCGTAGTTACTCGTATTCGTTCCATCGTATTTAAAAAATTGCCCACCGTTGCAAACAAAAAGTCGATCAACGAATGTGACAAAGTCCGAAACCGCTCCGTTATCTAATCCGGATTTGAATGAAGTGAATGCGGAAGATGTAACCGTGTAAGCGTTTGTGTTCGCAGTGGCGATTAGATACGAAGCCCCGGAAAGTCTTTCAAACTCATATAGTCCTGTGATTCTCCCCGTAACCGTTGCCGAGCAAAACAAAGTCGTTCCGTGGCGCTTCGTAAGGCTCCCAGGAGTGGAGAAATTCACATTAACCAAATCCAAGAACTCGGTCTTTTCCGTTATGTATGGAGAAGCCTTGGAGTTTATTCCTCCTAGGTTCTCGTAGTTCTCGTTTTTTAATTCAGGATAGGCCATTACCAGAAAAATCCGGCGTCATAATCATTGTTTGTTTGAACGACCATACGAGGAACATCTTGGTTTCTTTCCTGCGCATCTTGATCGAGTTCGATCTTGTACTGCTCAAGCTTTTTAGAAAGAAGCTCACTTGAACGACCATCCTTCAAGAACCCATCCTCTGCCGCGTGAAGCGCAATCAGTTCATGGTAAGCCGGAGGACAATCGGGTTCGTCCGCATCTAGCTCCATGTCGGAGACTTCATATGAGTAGAGCATTCTCATCGTGTATGTCTGATCAGGAACAGCCCTAAGGACTAGGCGATTTTTCTTGATGAAGTAAGCACTAGGGGTTCCAGCTCCGTTTGCTATGTAATCCTGTTGATTAATCGTGATCGGAGCAAGTGGGCAAACGCCCTCATTCGGAGATGTTCCTGAAATGATAATTTCAAGACGATGAACCTTTTTAAAATTAAGAGGCAGGACATAATCTGCCTGGTTGACCACGAGAGAAGTCGTGACACACTTAACGTAGTAATTCTGCCCGGCCTTGATGAGTCTTTTTTGAACGGTTCTTTGGGCGTTGTTTAGAAATACGTTTACTTGCGCCGGGGTAAAATACCCAGCGTTCGCATCATCAAGCCAAGAAAGCACAAGCGTACGTAATTCGCCTCTAGTCATCGCATCCCCTTAGTCATCCTTGACCGCAGTTCGCTATGGCGATTGTTGCGCTATTGCCCGTTTCCTAATCGTTACACGTTTCAATGTTTGCGTCACTATCCGCGCAGTTAGTCCAGGTCGTCGAAATGGAGTTATCCCCAGGGCCCCAGATCCCATCACAGGGCCAGAGAAAGCCCCAGGTGTTTAGCCCAAGGCCCTCGACCGTATTGTTTCCGGTGAAGCCCCATGAGCCTAACGCATTGCCTACGATGACAACGTCAACTGGTCCCATTTGTCCCCATATGCCAGACTAGGAAGGTCGCGGAGCCATTCCTTGGCGACCTCTTCCCATGCGTGGTCTCTCAGATTCATTCTAACACGTTCACATCGGCGCTCTGCAATGGCCCTTAAAACCTCTTGCACGTAGGTTTCGTGCTCGCCCTCGGTTACGCAGTTAGACTCCACGAGAGAGGCCATTCCAGCGCTCTCATATGGAGCCAGAGTGTCAGAAACCCCCCCAACCTTTCGGAAGATCGGATAGACCCCGCAAGCGATGAGCTCAAGAGCTGAGATACAAGATGTCTCAATCCAATCGCTCGGCTGAACATTGTACTCGGCGGATTTGTACCACTTCACGAGCTCAGATTGCTCCGTTGCCCCGTGGTAGGTGATCCAGTCCTTGTTCTCGTCCATCATCTCTTTCAGACGAATCCGAAGGTCTTGGAGGCCATACTTGTCCAGGTGCTCGATTCCGTAAAAGACATGAAGATTGACGCCCGGATGTGTTTCCCTGACCTTTTTCAGAACCCGGATGCACCGATCAAGCCCTCGATCTGGGCTCGATCCGAACACGAACCGAAGAGGAACCTTTTCCTCCTTCGATTCAAACTTCTCCGGGAGAATCCCATTCCTTGTTACAAGGATCTTTTCCTTTGGAATGGATTGCATCGCCATCACATACCGTTCATGGAACGGCGTCAGGCATAGGTGCTTTACGTAGTTCCCGATGCTTTCGGCCCCAGGAGTAAACAGGTCATGGCACCATAGGAACGTAGGAGCGTCCGTGAGCCTCATGTTGTGCCGCCAAGCAATGTGCAGGAATGGGCGTTCTTTCTGGAAATACTTAACGGCATCATCAAACGGAAGGTATTCAACTCCCTCGCAGGTCTTTGGTTCTTTTCGGGGATTGAATACCTTAACCGGACGACCGGAGAGCTTATGAAGCCAATAAGCCATTTGGATGGCGGCAGTTTCGCTCCCACCCATGCTCCTGGTCTTGAAGAGATCCGCATCCCATTCATACACAGAAAATGGGCAGGTAATGACAATGTCATCGGAAGGCTTGGCTTCGTGAATTCTCTGCACAGCCTGTTCATTCTCATTGATGTGCGCAAGCAGAGCCTTGGATGCTTCCGTTCCAAACCGTTTGAAACAATCCTCTGCCTCTTCCTTTCCCCTTTTCTGATCACCGTACTTAAACAAAATTTCAGCTAGAGCAACCTGCGGATCGGCTCCATATGCTCCACTCGAGTAAAACACCGGCTGGAATGAACCGCTTGCAGTCGGAGGAGCGCAATACTTCGCCGCCGCATAGTATGGGACCGCCCCCTGGGGATTCCCTTTCTTCAATTGGCAATCCGCAATGATCGTCAAATACTCGGCGCGATTTGGAGCAATCTGAAGATTCGTAAGTGCAATAGACATCGCATCATCGAATTTTCCTTCCTGCATGAGCGCATAACAGGAGTATTGAGCGCAAATTACCCTGTCATGTGGCTCGAGATTCGGAGCCCTTAATGCCTCTCCAAACTGAACCAAAGCATCTTTTGGCCTTCCAATCTCAAATAGCTCTTTCCCGTAGTAGTAGCGCATCCGGGCATCCATTTGATGGAGGTTCTTTTCAAAGACAGTGAGATTCCGATTCTTGTCCTTCTCGAGGTCTTCCGCCGTCCTTCGGTGCTTCACAGCCCAAGATCCAACGTATTGACCCGTTACAGGCATGGTCCCGTCGTGAATCAATCCTTCATGCAAGAAATATTTCCAGGAGTATCCTCGCCCGTTCTTGATGATTCTTTCACGAGAGAATGAGCACGCAGGAACATCACCAGCATAGGAGTAGTGGTATGTCGCCATCCACATATCGGCGACACGGAGGACATGGTCCCTAAACTCAATAAACTCTTTTGGATTCAAAAGAGAATCATCAAGGTCAAGCCACATTGTGTAATCAGTTTTGATCGCAGAGAAAGAAAAGTTCCTTGCGGCTGCGAAGTCATGTACCCATTTGAAATGAGTAACTTTTGCGCCCAGCTTCTCCGCAATCTCAGCCGATCCATCTTCCGATCCCGTATCGGTAATGTGAATCTCATCAAAGCAATCTTTAACCGATTCGATCAGAATGGGCAGGTTTTCTGCCTCGTTTTTCATAATGCAAGCAAGAGCGATTGAGGGACGAGACATCGTGGGACGATCCTCCGAGTTTAAGTCTTCGTTGCTTGTGTGACGTTATTTGCAAGATCCTTTTCGCGCAAGAGCGTAGAAGATCCTCGGCTATAGATGCTCCAAGTTCCTGTTGATTTTGAGAAAATAGCATTGCCTTCCCAGAACTCTTCGCTCCTCTTAGCAAATCCCATCAGCGTAGTTGGATCGGAGGAATCAGTTCCATATGAGTCATCAATCGTTCCGACCTTTTGGTCTACGGTCTGGATCGGATCAAGAACTCCAGTAATGTATCGATCAGAAGAGGAAAGAGCCGATCCGCCGTCAGCCGTGAAGATGATGGAAAGAGTCGGAGCATATTGGAATGAGTAAATCCCACTTCCGGAAGGCATCTCGGTAATTCCAGGTGCCGAAAGAGCCGTTAGTCCAGCAGCCGAGAAGATCGTAAATGTTGGCGTTAATCCCGTAAATGGCGTGGGACTTCCGCTTCCAAACTTGAGCCAATACTGTTTAGCCATTAGTCCCCCACCCTTGTCATTGTAAACCTAGACCGATTTCCGCTCTTTGTTCCGGCTCCGGTTTGAGTTCTGATTCGATCTCCAGTGAAAAGCCTCGAGGTCACCGAAACTACACTCGAGATGTCAGCCCCTGGTGTCTTTGTGATTGCCAGGGTTACGTCGGTCGATAGCGTCTCAATGTTATCGGCAGGAAGAGTGGAGTTGTAGGTGATCCCCATCCATCCAGCCCCACCGCTAAACTGCTCTTGATAAGACATCGCATAAACACCTGGCGTCTGAATGAACACCACGAGACCATCAACATCCGATTGAGAAGCGAATGCGGCCGTTCCGGATCGAATCGTAAGAAAGTCAAATTTCGACGTCGTTATAGCGGTAGAACCATAGCCATCATCCCCAACTGCAATGAGATCAAATGACTTTGATTCAGGAACTCCAGGCAATAGAGATTCGGTCTGGTTGATGACCGTTTGTCTGTCTTGAACTCCGGCGACCGTGCGAGTGTAGTCAATTGCCGCGATCTGAGCCGTTGCGCCAGTTCCCGCGTTGTATCGAACGGTATGCCATCCAACCGATGCAACCGTGTGCATGAACCCAAATGACAAACCAACTCCAACTCCGTCGATCGTAAGAGTCCCGCCGCCAGGAGTCCCAAGAACCGCTACGTTTTTTCCGTAGTAGGTAAGAGAGATGATCGAAGAAAGACCGCTTCCTGTGTTGACCCATCCTCCAGCGTTTGCAGCACTTTGAGATGCTTCCCAGACTCCTTTGCGCTCTAGTTGGTTTGCAAATACTCGCTGGAATGTGGAGAAAGCCGACAATGTCGCATTGATCGCGGTTCTGTTTGCAAATGCAGGAAGGAAGTTAACCGTTCCGAGCACCCCGAATGTAGAGGAAGCGGAAGATGGCTCATAAAGCGTTACGCGCCTGATACCGAAATCCATGCTTGCGCCCGCGGTTACAACGAACTGGTTCCATTGGTATGGAGCATCGGTGAATGCGGTTCTTCTAATAGACCTACTTTGAACTGAGTTCACGCCCCATGCCGGGGTTCCGTTGACTGTAAGCGTGCAATTCAAGATCCCGCTAGGGCCAAGGAATTCAATATCAGCCGCGCAGAACCTTCCCTCAACAGCAAGGAATCCGTTTGTGCTTGCTCCGATATAAAGCACGTTCTCGCCATCGATCATGCTTCTGTTGAACTGGCCGTTATTTCCCCATGCGTAACAACGCATCTCTGGGTCGCCGTAAACCATCTGAGTAAATCCAACGGGACCATTGAACTCGATCGTTTTAAACGGCGTCAGGAGAGAAGCATTGATCGCCATTGTAGGACCTGAGAGCCACGCCCTATAGACCGCGTTTGAGATACCAAAAGGAAGCGTAGGGCTTACCGTAAGAGTGTCCGTGGAAACGTTGGTAACGCTTCCGATGTAATGGCTACCGCCACCCTGATCAATCACAACCCCAGAGCCAGCGGGGAAGCTTGCGCCGCTTCCGGCCGTAACGGTGAGAAGGTTTGTCCCACTCGATCCAATGGCATTGCTTAGAACCGTGGAAAACCCGCGAGTGATCAATGAATAACCGCTCGCTTGAGACTTAACGATGGAGGCCATCCCACCCATTGAAGAGCCGAACGTTGGCACCGCGTACGTGGCGCCAGTCGTAGTGGTATTTTTCGATTTATCAACGTAGGTAACGCCAGGGAAAACTTCTAGGTTCGCCCCTGAGTTTTCATAAAGAACCGTGACACCCGTGACAGACAGAGCGCAAAGGAACGGAGCTGGACGAGCCGTTGTCGACAAGCATCCCTGAACGGAAGTAATGCGAATGTCGTGAAGATCATTCGTTTCAGGAGTGGTGGAGTGAAGCCTTGGAGCAAATGACGGCTGATATGGGTTTGAATTCGTGTACGGGTAGAATTCTCCGTTTCCGCCTGTTTGATATGCCCCGCTTAGATCAACCGTGCTTCCGTTCGATCCATCAATGACAAATTGTCCCGTTGCCGTAACTGTTTTATTTTCACAGAAAAACGCAGCCTGACGGATCTTTCCAGTGACTCCGAATCCATCGCCGGCGCCTTTGAAATCAATTCTAACCGCCCCGCCCTCAACTGGAGATCCAGGAGCTGCGGAAACAAAGAAGTCTCCAAACACATAGCCCACAAGGCCAGGCCATGTTTCAGACCAGATCACTTTATAAGTAGGCTTATTATCAATCCATTTTGCCTTGTTGTTTATTTTGACAAGGTCTTTTATCCAAAGAGTCTTTACGGAATATTTTAATGAATCGTCATTACCGAAATACAAACCCATAGGATTTGTTGAAGCGGTATCGGTTAGACCGGTATTAGAATTTGCAGGAAGAGAAAAATCTTTAAATGCATCTCGAACGTAGTCCGCAGAGGAAGCAGTTCCGCCGCTATCATTTGTAAAAAGCGTAATATTGGAATTGCTCATCTATCCCCCGAGGTGTCGTAGAAGGGGAAAGAGCCGTCCCTTGCTCTCTCCCCAACTACTTAGGTGATCACCCTAACTATTAGTTACCCCACTGGCTGATAATGTCTTGCGATTTACGCAGTACGATACTCAGCGCGAGATCGGTCGCGTTTCCGTTGGCAACAGACGACACGACTTGAATCACGTCGCCAGCAGCAAGGGAAAGAAGCGTAGAACCCGCAGCCGCTAGGCCCGAGAAAGACACCACGCCAGAAACCGAGCGGTTCTGAAGCACGAGGTTAGAGATCCCAATCGGAATCCCGCTCGAGCCAGCTCCGCGGATGACTTCGAATGCAAGCTGCATGGCGTTCGATACGCCCTGAGCCGACACACGAACGGTTTCAAGGATTGCTGGAGCCGAAATAAGACACACATGTCGAGTTACGCCAGTGGCCAACGATCCAAGGTTTTCATTTACTTCAGTTCTCTGTTGGGATTGATCTAAATCCCGATTTACGATTGCCATTTTATCTCCTTACGACGATGTCGTTAGTTGCTTTCGCGAAATCTGTCCGCATATCTGCGGCGATAGCGCGAAATTCATTTTTTTTCTGACGCTTTTCGTCTTCCTCTTTCATTTCCCGTCTTCGTTTCATTTCTTCAAACTGACGATCTTGAGCCCATGTATCCCTCGATCGAAGTTCAAACAGAACCTGTTCAATACCTCTTTCGACCGGAGTCCCTGAAGCGTGCCAATTATCAGTCAAAGCAAGAATGAAGATCTTTTGAACCCCGAATGCCTCGTCTTGATAGATGCGGCTATCTCTCTTGATCACCCGGTGAAGCTGAATCATTCCTTGCGGAGTGATAGAGGCTTCAAGCGCAGAATCAAGATACTTTACCGCTTCATTAAGACGAGACACCCGGTAGCTCATAAATTACGGAGAAATGTACGAAGAAAGAACGGAGTTTGCCGATGGTTTTTCTGGGAAGATGTTCGCAAACAACCGCAGACGCGCTTCATACGCATCGGCAGAAGTCTGGGCGATCATGTAAGAGCCAGACTCATCGGCCCATTCCAGATCGCAAAGAACGTATTTTTTCCAAGTCGACACGTCCAAGAACGCGAATCGACGAGGCATGAACTGATCTGGAACCACTGGAACTCCGCCGAACTCCAGATAAGATCCATTCAAATCAGAAAACGTTCCATCGCCCTTGGTTTTTCCAACGAAGCGCTTATCTGGTATCAAGAGCTTGTTGTAGAACCGCTCGGAGTCATAATCGCAATAAATTGCGTTAATCTTCCCATTACCTCGGCGTTTCGCTTCGTTATATGCCTGTTGCATGAGGTCGAGCGTGAGCTGACCGCTAGAAGCGGAAACCAAGTTACCGCCGTAAACAGGATATGCAGAACGATCAACCGAGTAGATCGTGGTAGTCCCACCGTCTTGCGAGGTGAGAATTCCTTGCATCTCCATGTTGTATGCACCGGAACGGACGATCAAGTCCGTAGAGGAGCAAGTCACGGCAGAGGAGAGAGTCAGGGTAACAGTAGTCGTCCCGGTCAATGCCGTGATTTCCACGTTAGAAGCCTGAAGCACTCCAGAGGTGTTATGGATGTCGATCATCATGCCTACGCTAAGGAACTTGTTCCCGGCTTCGGTAGATTCACGGCCGGTAGCGGTAATGACCGTAGAGGCCACGGCGTTAGCCGAAACCGTCGCGAGTTGTCCGTTACCAGACCAAAACAACTGACGATCAACGTCAGCCTTAAGGTCGTTCAGGCCCTCCTCCATTTCGTAAGACATAGCCGATACGAAAGATCCCTTGTCTCCTTGGGAGGCCTTAAGCATTGGCCCAGTCACGCCGAATCGGAGGTAATTGAACTTGGCATTAATCACTGCCTGAATTGTGGTCTGTTGACCAATCTTAGGCAGAATACCGCCGTCAGAAGTCGCTCCGATACCAGGGTTACGACGGACCTTCAAAGGCCGGTTGACCTGAAGACCATTGTATTTTTCCGACCCCTTCTCCATGTGCTTATAGAGAGGGAGTTCATCGTTGAACTGCGTTTTAATGGGTCCTGCGTAGAAGTTCTTCAGGATGCCCAACGCGCCATTTAATGCCGCTGTTGATGCAAAGTTATTTGCCATGTTTTCCGGCTCTCCTTGTCCGGTATTGGTTTAACTGTTCTCTAGTTCCTCGAGAGCATATTTGGATGCTTCTTTGATAGTCTTAGGAGCTCTAGGAGCATTCCCAGGAATACCGCCGCCAGCAGCCGAATCCTTGCCCGCGAAGTTAGCCGATTTAATTTTTCCTGTGCGCTCTTTGTAATATTCCTCGGCACGCTTCTTGTTCGCATCGTCGACCGATTTCCAAATACGATCCCAATGCTCATCAGTAAGCTCGACACGTTTTCCTTGAGGAGATTCGGATCTAAGCTTGTTTAGAAGCGCATCAGCTCGAACAAGTGCCGTTTCTTCGTCGGCGTATTTGTACTTCTGACTAAGCGTCTTGAACTTAGAATCTAGCTCTGCCTCAATCGCAGCAACCTTCCGCTCGTGATACTCGCTTTCCAGCGAGTTAACCTTGGCTTCCAGCCGCTTATAGTGATCGTTTGCCGGGGTTTCTTCCGCGCCTTGCTTCTTCGCTTCTTCTTTCAGGACATATCGGAGGTAGCTATGAAACTTCTCCGGATACGTTTTCTGAAACTCAGCTGCGAGGTCAGGGCGCTCACGCACTTTATCCAGGTCAGCTGAGAGGTTGTCGTAGTAACGACGCTCCTCAGCAATAGCCTGAGTCTTCCGCGTATAATCAGACTGGAACATCACAGCTTTGCGGAAGTCCTGCGGTGTCCATTCGTGCCCCTCAAACCGGACTTTTTTCGCAGTATCAAAGTCTAGGACCCCATCGTCCTGCTTCGTTTCTGGAGAGCCCGTAGGGGTATCGTTCTCTAAATTCTCTGGGGCATTAGTCCCCGTGTCAAGGGACTGATTTTCTGGGACGTCATTCATTACGCTTTGCCTTTCCGTTTCATCGCTTCAAGTTTTGCCAACTCCATGAGCGACATTTTCTTGCCGCCTTCTTTTAGGCTCTTGGCTTCGTTGTCATCGATTCCAGCGACCATTTCTTCGTCGAGGTCTTGGGAGTCGTCAAACCCACTGGATGGTTCTTCTCTCTCCTCCATCTCGTGACCGGACATCATTTTTTTCATGGATTCTTTGTCCTGGGATTCATCCATGTGTCCAGGAGGCGCCATGTCTCCGCCTTTTTCTTCGGCCTGTGGAGGCGAGATGATGATGGAGAGATCGATTGCCTTGCCTCTTCGGCGCATCATTGCGTCTTTCAATGGATCGTTCATACGGGTAGTCCTCCGGCTTGCGCCTCATTCATTTGCTCAATTGGTTGTGCTTCTGGGTTAGACGCCGTCGCGTGGTCTACAAGCCCAGGATTGGCGTCTACGTCCGCCTTGGCTTGGGGAAGCATGTCTTCAGGTTGAACATCTGGAGGAGGCTGAACATTCGTTCCGGCCGCGAAATCAAGATGCTCGTTCATCACACGAAGAAGCTCTGCCTGTTGAACCGGATTGAGAGCATTAAACTTATCGCCCTTCCGGTAGCGGTTTAGTTCCTGAATCCAAAGAGTGTGATTGTCGAACTCGGAAACGATGACAGGTTCTGAAGCCTCGATCGATTCGATTCCTTTTTTGATCGATCCCATATCAAGCGCATAGTCCTGATACATTTCGGAGGCGTCTCCGAACTCGATCATGGAAAGAACCTTTTCTCTGACCTTTGGATCGGCTTGATCTCCCAAGAGTCCCTCACGATAAGCACCGAGAATATCCTGACGGCTAAGGGTCTTAGATCCTGGCAGAGTAGAGCCGCGGATAACGATCGCGTCCGTATTCCCACGAAGCATCTCTCCGGTAAGCTCTTTCACAGCATAGGATTGGTTTTGACCGGCAATCTTGATCTTCCGCGGAGTCGTGTAGAACTTCTCGACGTACTTGAGAATCAAAGATCCAACCCTGGCCCAAGCAATTTCATGCTGTTCGGTCATCACTCCGATTCGGGTGTCATCTTGCTCAGTGAGAAGCTGCATCCCGATAGCGGGAATACCGGCAGCCGGAAGAGATCCGCGAGACACTTCCGAAATACCAGAAATGTCGTTAATTTCTTTGTCGCAAAGACCTTCCTCTTGAAACGCCCACTGAGGAATTGAAGGAGTTTGAAGAGGAATAGGCCTTCCCGCATCCGCAGCGTTCGGAACTGGATCATAATAAATAACCTCAGCAGATTGATCGTTCAAAGACTCCTGAGCAAGCCCGCTTCCCCTCGCTGTGATGTACTTTCCAGACATCAATCGCCTGGACCAATCAGAAACCCTTCTCCGGTTTTCGTTGTATGCGTCTTGAACTGGACGAAGATGCGTAATGATCGAATCGGGGTAATATTTCCCGCCGATCACCACATCATCAAAGCGAGCGAAAGGGATTTCTCCAACTGGGAGTTCTTTGTTCTCGAGCAATACTCCGTTTGCGGTAATGATCAATCTACCTGTTGGATATTTGCTTGATCTAGCTTCGTATTTCACGAGCTCAATCGCGCAATTTTTCATGTTGGTCGTAGAAGCGTTCGGTCCACGAGTGTTCATGGTGTTGATTCGGTCTTCATACTGAGCCGAAAGAAGCCAGGCGCCCTCTTCCTTCACCATGTGGCCGTATTCAGGATAATGAGCCTTGAAATAGTCCAATTTCCGGACTTTTGCCGTGATGATGTACGTTTTTAGCGCGTCTTCAAACGAACGAGCCAATGGATCTGGGAAGACTTCAAATGAGGAGAATACGTCCGCTGACAAATCGCCCTCGAACATGACTTCGCCTGTTTCGGGATCATCTACTGGATCTCCCAGCTCCGTATCCCAACCAACGCGCATATAGGAATGACCGCATTGCTGCGTCCACATGTACAAGGCCAGGCGCTTTTGATTGAGATTTAGCTTCTCCCACATGACTCCGATGGTTTGAAGGCCAAGGCGTGCCGCCTCTTTGTCCTCGGTATCGTTCGATTCAGGACGAACATCGTACTTGGGCGGATTCTTGCAGAGCCTTGCTAAGCGGTTCTGAATCGTGGGGAGAATTTTATTAACATGAAGCTTGCCCTTTTTGAGGGCACTAGACGCCCGGTTGATGGGCATGAACGAGCGAGACTGCGTATTCCACGCAACTCCGTCATAACCGAGAAGATAAGCGATGTTCGTCATCCAGATCCCCTCATGGGAAATCCGGTTAGCAGATCCGCGGATCTCTTCGACCTTGTCGCGGACGTGCTTGGCTAAGTCCCTATCCTTTTCGGATTGGGTCTCGTTGTCGCCCTCGATGTTCTTCTTCCCTAAATCAAATAAACCCAATTGAAAGCGTTTCCTTTCGCTTCAAGTCGCCGTTTGTCTAGTTTAATCCGAAATCATCTAACTGGGCAAAGTCCTCCACAAAGGTTATCGGTTCGGATTTCTTGTGCTCTTGCTCTTTTTGTTTCTTAGAAAGAGCCACGGCCTGTTCATATTCGTAATAGTTCCGGCTCATGGCCTTATCTAGAAGCTTCTGGACAGTGAACTGATTGAAAATCTCTCTCGAGACAAGAAGCCCGCTCAAAAGCGCAATCATCCAATGTTCAGCGCTCATCCGGGACCAATCCGCTTCCCAGATCCAGCTCCGTGAGCCTCAACATAGAGATCGCGGTTCATGTAATCTTCGACTTTCTCCAAGTCTCCGTTTCGGCAGACCTTTACGCCGTTATAGACGAAATACGGAGCTCCCTTTAGACCGCCCTTGTTGAAGTAATTGATGACTTCTTCGGTCGTTTCAACCCACTCATCCCCGCTCATTTTCGCCATCTCGATTGCGTCTTTGAAATCGCTCACGAGTTCAAACATTTCTTGGCGTTCTTCTCGTTTTGCGGCGCGAGCGTTCTGGACTGATTCCATGTCCATCAATTCTTTGTCGGTAGTCTTATTCGTCATCGCTTCCCCTCCCTTGGGACTGAGTTAGGCTCCGGATGTACCAGCGCTCGTAATCGGGACTTGCCACAGAAGGCGCAGGACCGAGCGGAGCGGGTTTCTCTTCCTCTGGATAATGTACGATTTCTTCCAAAGAGGCTAGAGCGTCAAGAATGTCATCATGCTTCGCTCTTGGGAAAGAGGAGTACTCGTCCTCGAAATCGGCGCAGCCCTTCGGAAGGAACATTCGTTTCCATTCAAACCTCGGAACCAATCCAAGGATTCTTGATTCCTTCGTTTGATAGGAGCGCTTAATGCCTTTCACGGGTAGCAGCTTATTTCTGCGCCGCATCTCTTCGTCTAGAATGTAGAGAAGAGCCTCTTGGTAAGCTACCGATTCAATCCCAATCGTTCGGCATTTAAACTCTTCTTGGATGTCGAATAACTTCGAGACGATCTGCGTCGGAGTAAGCCTATATCGGGATAAAACCCTCCCGTGCCATACACCGCCACGAGAAGCGCTTACGATCGCAATGCCCGTGTAGTCGTGATGCTTGTTCTGCCCAATGGCCGGATCAACGAAAGCAAAATTGTAATAGCGCGATGGAAGAGTGTCCCAATACGAAAGCCATTCGGATCGGAATACCCTGGCGTCATCTGGAATGACTTCGTTTAGGTATTGGTTCGCGTAGAGATAAGATCCCATCACCTTTCGCTGGGATCTTAGAAAGTCTTTTGTAAGTCTCTCAGGGAATAGCAGCGTGCCGTCTTCGTACTCGGCTCGCTTATAAACTACGCTCCACATTATTTAAGGAAAGCCACCGCCAAAACAGCCAGAATAAAGCAAGCCGATAGGATGATTGTAGAACGCCTCCAAGCTCGATTGTTCATGGTAATCGCTGCAACAGTGAAATCACGCGCTAGACAAAGGGTCCTGGCGGATTCTCCATTTGCAGCACAATCGGCGTAATATTTCATGTCGGCCTTCAGTGCGTCTTCCGCGGCCTTCCTTAGCCCTTCTCGAATCATCCGTGCTTTCTTGATCGCGGCCACGCTTTCCTTGCGCTTTTGCTCCTCGAGTTCTCGAAGAGCCTCCGCTTTCTTTGTGAACTGATCAATGGAATTTATGACTTCGCTGATCGTCTTTTTCTCGGGCACGTTTGATAGAACAACTCCATTTTTGATTGATTCATCAATCATGAGAATGCGCTCCTGCATCTCCTGTTCGTTCATTGGAACCACTTCGGATCCGTCTAGCTTCCAGAAGTGCGGAGGATAGAGGCCTTTAACTTTGGAGAGATCCGGATCGAGGACCGCGTTTTGATAATGTAGGAGCGTCGTTGGATCGTCCGATGTCTCCTCCCTCGCTGTGTGGGGAAGGAATATTACTACTCGGTGCTTTGGCATTTTCATCTCCAAAAAGAGCCGTTTTAATTAGCTCTAGGGACTGCATCAACATCGCATGTTGTGCGCGGTTCATGGATACCAGGCCGGACGCCTTGTCCACGTTATCAAAAGCATTCTTTAATTCTTCTGTTTTGGTCATTAGTTCTCCAATGGGACTGTTGAAGATGCTCCTGCATCGAAAAAAGGTAACCGCATCAGGATAGCGCCGACTGCCATTTCTAGATCGCCAATCTCTTGCATCGTGATGAAACCAGAATCTAGCCTGATTGGAAACTGTTTTATAACGAGAGGCTTCGTCTTCGTGTCATCCATGAATCCACCCATGTTGAAAATCAAAATGCCTTTGTCCCCGTTGAACATGACCGACATGATTTTCCATTTTGTGGCGACGTTCCCTGTTCCATCATCTACGTCGAATGTCTTATCGATCCACTGGGCCATTGATTAAATCCTCTCGTACGAGAAATTGAACCATCTCGTTTTGTTCGTAACATCGACGGGAGTGAAGTTAAATTCCACAGTATCGCTTGCAGCGTCCGCGAAGATGACTCCGGTTTCGTTCAGCCCTTCGGTTGTGAAGTTACCAGAGGCGTCGTTTTTACCTCCTAGGTTTGATGCAATCGGGAGGCTCATGCGAAGCTGCGTAAGTGTGAGCGTGGTTGTGGGATCGATGTCCACTCTTCCTGAGCAGAACACCCTTTTCCCGTGGGTCATAAACCGGCATTCATATGCGGTGCTTGCCGCTACGTTCGCCGTGTTCGTGAGCGTCGGCGTCCACACTCCGTCATCTGAAACGTCCGCGATGAATCTCCACTTGCTCGATCCTGTGTCGTAGTGAACTTCGCATGCTTGCTCGGGCATTAAATAGAACGGTAGCCCGTTTGGAGTGCGGATCTGATCTGCGGCTGAAGCCGATCCATTTAGATGATTGATGGTGATGATGTTCGTGGACTTGTTCCTAATGACGAACCTAGAACCGGCCCTTCCTACGGAAGTATACGTGCTTTCTGGGGCTGTAATTCCGTTGATTACCGTAACGGTGCCCGTAATGTTCGCTCCACCCACGATACCGTCACAAAGAGCATTATGTGTGGCCGTTGTTGAAACCGTGGTCAGGGACTGACCTAGGCGCTTAAAAATACATGGCTGATTATTATACTGTCCAACTACATAGTATATGTCTCCGGCCCCAGCGTTTTGATCTGAAACCGCAAAATAAGTCACGTTTGCTGTATCGGTTCCTGCTCCTGTGAGAAGGAATCCCAGATATTCGCTTGAAGCATTGACCCAAGTTGGCGCTCCACCGAATGGGTTTGCGTAGAACTTGAAACCATCTCCCGGAACAGCGGGGTCAACAAAGCTAGTTCCAAAATATACCGAAGCCCCATTCGATAGGTCTGTAATAGCTAAGACCGTTTCTCCAAGAAGGTTGCGCATCGTAATGTTTTGGGCTTCTGTTTGTCCGTTTTCATCGACTGTAAAATATTGAGAGATAGCGGTCTGATCTAGGACATTGAATATGTGTTGATGGTTTCCTGCCCCGTCCTTGTGTTTGATCGTTAGCGCAGAAAACGAATTTGTTAGATCTGGGTTATCTATTGATACACACGCGTTATACTGTATTGTTCCAATCCACAGCTTATCCATTGAAGCATGGACAAGAGATTTTGATTCAAACCCAGTTCCTCCAGAATTAACCCCTAAAACATTGTATGCATCGCCCACTGCGACCGAGGTCATACCTTTTAGGTTGAGAGTAACTGTATCGGTGCCTGAGTTCCCCGTGATGTCGATCGTTCCACCCGTAAGTGTAAGCGTGTCGTTGAACGAGTCCGCCACAGGAGACGTACCAAGATCCGTCTGAATCGTGGTGAATCCAAACCCCGTAAACCCGCTCGGGAATCCCGGAGAAGTGGAAAATATCTTAGTAACTGGCACTTACGTATTCTCGGATTTTCCGCGCATGAAGCAAACGACTGCGGTGGCGCCGGTTGCGGAGAGATAGAACCTACAGGGGCCGTCGATGGACCAAATTTCAGAAGATCCAACGAGATAATCTGTTCCCGTTCTGGCTGCGAGCTGCACAGCCGTCAGGGTCACTCCGTAAGAAACGCCGACAACCTCAAGCGTGCCTCCGGAAAGATATTTAAGCTGAATGGCATTCTGTCCTGCCACGCCCTCGACAAGAATGGCGTTCGTTGCGCCAAGAGGAACCGCGAAGCGACCTGTTTCCAATCCAAAAACTTTATCTAATGGGCTGCTCATTATTTTCCCCCGGCGACCAGCTTTGCTTGGTCTGGATCAAGTTCATTTTCAGCTATCCATCCGATAATATCATCGACGGCATATCTAGTGCCAATGATGACATAGTCTCCCTCCGGTTCAAGGATGGCTAGATTCATGCGGTAATGAGAAACAACCTTCTGACGGGCTTCGGGAGTGGAAGAGTTATTCCCTGAATTGTAGTCGTCTCCGATCACGCAATTGTAATGCTGGCCCACCTTGACAGTCCCAATCCCTCCGCATGTGATCGATGCTTCTTTGTACGCTGTGGCGCGTTGGTTAATGGTGATTTCGCCCTCGGTCCAGTTATCTGCCGATTGAAACTCTCCGAATAGGTCAATCAGTTTCGGGTCTGCTAAGTGGTATTTGATGACCCGAAGGAAGTTCTTCGAGTTCGTGTAAACCTCGGAATCGAGAAGGATTCGGTCATTAGGATTCCGGATGAGTCTCCAGATTGGATAAACGATGCACCCGAGCGTTGATTTGAAGGTTCCTCGGGGCATTACGATCAGCTTCCGATGAAGCGGGCTCTCGAGCGCCCGAATCATGTCGTTATGAGTCCGCTTGTTAACCTCCAGATAGCCCAGGAATCTTGCAAGAGAATAAATGCTTGATTGGAGCTCGCGTGCAATCTCAGCCTTTAGGAATGCTTCCCCAATCTCGGGCTCTCGAGTAAGGGCATCAAGTGCTTTCGGGTTCATTCTTCTCTGATCGAATGCGCTCGAGCTCCTTGGCAAGCGCCAATACCTTCTCGGACGTAGACCCGCTGTCTACCGATCCCGAAAGCTTCACGCGCTCTTGTGGCTTTCCATGAAGTCTGTTTAGAAGAATCTCAAGAGCCCCAAGATCGCCCTTGTTGATCGCTTTCACTGCCGCCGATGCAACCCACACCCGAAGCACGGACGAATTCTTATCCTTCGTCACCGCTTGCAATCCCTCGAGATCGCATCCCAAAATCATCGCCATCACATCATGCACTTCTGGCTGTGTAATGCGTTTTAGGGCCTTTTTTAAGGGGTCATGAGCGCGTGCGCCTTCGGGATTCCCGCTAACTCCCGGCCTAAACATTGTGGGCCCTAGATTTTTGTTTTGAGGACGCTCTTTCACCCTGCAATCTCCCTGCTATGAGTCATTTTACCACGCGCATCATTTCTGTAAAACTGCGGCTTTCCCTGTAAACTTTTCCCACCGTGTCAGAATGCTATCGCAGTACTTGGGAGAGAGCTCTAGTGCTCGGCATTTGCGGTTCGTTTTTTCGCACGCAATGAGCGTTGAGCCCGATCCGCAGAACGGCTCATAGACGACGTCTCCTGGCTTTGTGTGGTTCAAGATGCTTGGCTCCAATAGCCCGACTGGTTTTTGGGTGGGATGGATTTTGTCGTTTTCTCGACCGCACTCCCAAATGGTGCTTTGGTTTCTCTCTCCGAAAAAATCGGGTTCATTTCCTTTGAGCCAACCCATGAGGCAGAGCTCGTGCCTCCAATGGTAGTGCCCGCGCCCGAACACAAACTGGGGCTTGACCCATACGATTTGCCTGTGGAACAGGATTCCTGCTGCTGCTGCTGCTGCTGCTGCTGCTGTATACCCCTGCATTTTCATGGCGTGCCACATGTAAAACGCGAAGCCGTCTTTCATAAACGGAAGGCTTGCGCTGATGCATGAAAATATAAAGTCCTGGAACTCTTGGTCTTCTAGGTCGTCGTTCTCGATTTTGTCATAACCTTTTGACTGACCCTTCTCGTTTGAAACTTCGACGTGGTTGATTCCGTAAGGCGGGTCAGACAGCCAAACGGACGCCCGATCAGCGCCCATGAGCGCATCTACATTTGTTGAAACTGTGCAATCCCCACACATCAACCGATGATTGCCAAGAATCCAAATATCCCCTGGTTTTACGCGGGTTTCTGCGTTTTCTGGGATGGCGTCCGGATCGGTAAGCCCTTCGTTTTCGGCTACGTCAATTTTGAAGTTTTTGATTCCCAGCAGGTCAATGTCGAAGTCAGGGCCAAGGTTTGGAATCTCAATGTTGATGTCGGCGAGCTTGAGCTCGGCCCAGGATGCAATGGCGTTGTCGGAAACGAGATCAGCATACATCTGCTCCTCAGAATCATAGTCCTGAAATGACACCGGCACTTTCTTGAGGCCAAGCTTCGTTGCGGCCAGAAGTCTGCCGTGCCCCGATGTAATAAACCCCGATTGTTTGCAAACTTTGATTGGGTAGCGCCAGCCCTGGTACTCAAGGATTTTTGCAAGTCTCTCAATCTGGTCATCGCTATGGACATTTGGATTCTTGGGATTGGGGACCATCTCCCCGATGGGGACCATTTTATCGTGGGGACAATGTACCTTCATGGGAACAATCTGAAGCGGGTCTCTGGTTAAAACAAGCGGAATGGGCAAAAATTTCCCCATGTGGAAGTGGTTAATCGATTGGTTTGTGCTTGCCGCTTGGATGATTCTAATTGTTTTCTGGACTGCCTACAGCATCGGGGGAGATTGCGTGCTCCAAGTTCGGGACGCCGAGTGTCGCGTTTTCTGTTCTCGAGGCGGATGGGATTCCGGTAGATACGCCGCTTTTTCTGGTGGTGCTCCGGTGTGCGAATGCATCGACGAAATCGAGTATTCCAAGGCAACAGAAAAAAGTTACCGACTTGGAAAAGTGCCCGGTTTCCGCAAAAAACAGCCCTGGGAATGATTGCCGCAGCGCCAATAAAAAACGGTCCCTTGACGATTGCGCCAGGGACCGCTTACTTTTCCGCCTGAACAACAAGAAAAGATGCGGCGAATCTATCAAGACTCCCCATCTCATTCAATGCGTATTGGGTCCCATGTCTAAAATGGGGGGAAAGTGCCTAGGCTAAATATCGACGATAGTCTTTACAGCGACCCAAGGTTCATGCGTCTTTGCGCTCTCCTGGATGGAAATTACGCAGCCGCAATTGGTTTTTGCGTCATCGCATGGACCCTTGGGCAAAAATGGTACCGAATATCTCCAAACACATTTATTCCACTTGCAGAATGGAGAAACGCCCACATCACAGAGGCATTTTTGTCCTCCGGTCTTGCGGTGCGCCATGAGGATGGAATTGAGATTGTTGGGGCTGATGACCACTTTGGATGGCTCCCAGAACGAGCGGCGGCCGGAAAAAAGGGCGGAGATGCTAAAGCGCGAAATCATAGGGAAAAATCTCTAGCAAACGCTAGCAAACGCAAGCAAAACGTAGCCTCTTACTCTTACTCTTACTCTTACTCTAAAGAATTAAATCCAAGAGAGTCATCTGGCGATGACCCACATCCAATTTTTTTAGCGTGGAATACGCACCGAGGAAAATTGCCAGAAGCCAAGGGCATGAGCCCGAAGCGAGCCCGTGATGCGGCGGCTAGATGGCGCGAGAATCCATCCCAGGAGTATTGGGTTCGGGTAGTCCAGGCGGTCGTCAATTCGCCGTTCTGTTGCGGCAACAACGATCGAGGATGGAAGGCGACCTTCGACTGGCTTCTCCAGCCGGACACCCACCTACGCGCACTCGAAGGCAAGTACGACAACCAAAAAACCAGAAAAATGGATTTGCTATGACCGAAAACAATTCCGCTGCCGATGCGTATCTCACCGGTGTAATTCCGAATGCACGGAGGCTAAGCGATCTTTTCCAGGAGGCCGTGAAGGAAATCCTCCTCCCTGCCGATTCTGTGAGATTACCCGAGTTCGCAAAGCTCGATTCCGTTACCGGAGGATTTCGCCCGCGCGAGTTTACGATTTTCTGCGGATCTACTGGATCCGGAAAGACTTCATTCCTGGCGTGCCTCTCGGCCGCGTTCGTCGGCCGAAACGTTCCGCACTTCGTTGCTTCCGTTGAAACTGGTCCTGTTGATTTCGCGAAGCGTGTGATTAGTTGCCTAGCCGATGAGGATCTAAATACAGGGGATGCGATACCGCTGCACAAGGTCGAATCGGTCGTTGCGCGATTTGAACCGATGTTCTCTCCTTCGGTGCCAGCATTTCTTTCGCTGTATGATAATCGCTTCAGCGTCGAGCAATTGATGAATGACCTAGCGTTTGTGGTAAAGCATCGCGGTGTAAAAGTGGCGATGATAGATAATCTGAATTTTTTTATGGAAGTCACCACAGCCGCAAACCAGGTTGTCGAAATGGACCGCGTGATTCACGAGCTGATTATTTTCTGCAAGCGCGTAGATGTGCACTTAATCATGGTGATGCACCCAAAGAAATCTGGCCCTGGCGATACCCGCGTAAATTCCGAGTATGACGTGAAAGGAAGCTCCACCGCGGTCCAAGAGGCGCATAATGTTTTTCTTTGGAATCGCCTTTCCGAGGATGCAGTTGGTTATGACCCATCTCTTCGAGAGCTAAAGATTGCGAAAATGCGCAGAAGGGGAAAGACAATCGGTAAATCGATTTTATTTAGATCAACAAATGGCGTTACTTACCGCGAGGCGTGAATGAATTATTCCGAAGATTACAGGCAAGCGTCCGAGAAAATGAAGCACCTATCTCAAGCCGGATGTCACCGATCCGTAATGCGAGCGATTGGAGGCGAACTTAACCAGACTGATTTTTTCTGGTGGATGGAAGACCGATTTCCGGGAGAGCTCGATGCGTTGCAATCTTTGGCTTTTCCTGGCGCGGAGGCATGGCGGACGTATTGCGCTGCCCTCGAGGCGTATGGGCGGATGTGGGCCGATGAAACGGGCAGGGACCAATCGGCGCTAATGCTATCCGGAATTGCGGCCACGCGCGGAGAGACCGTTTGAGCTACGTCCTCGAAATTGAAATTATGGGGCTCCCAAAAATGGCGAACTCCTCCGGGGCGAAAAGCACCCACTGGCGCTATGCCCATGCCGAGGCAACCAAGTGGAAAAAACTAGTGTGGGCGGCGTGCATCTCCAAAAAGCCCCCGGCACCGCTCGAGACCTATCGCCTGACCCTTACACGCTACAGCTCAATAATGCCAGACTACGATGGTCTGGTTAGGGGATTTAAACACGCCGTGGATGGGCTGAAGCTCGCGGGGGTAATCCTGGACGACCGCCTTTCTAACTCAGGCCCTTGGGACTGCCGCTGGGAAAAGGCACCACAGGGGCAGGGAAGGGTCGCCATTCGCGTCTGGTCGCCCGCTCCGGGAAACGAGGCAGAAACCCCATG